TGGAGCGATGGCCAGCACAGATTCCCGGTCAAACGGTGGGAGTATCGCAACGTGGCCGGGGAGTTGGTTGGCTACACGTGCCGGTTTGAACGCGAAGATCCAGAGAAAACGGGGGTAATCCGCAAGGACGTTATCCCGCAAACATGGACAACAACCGGCGGGTGGGGGTGGACAGAACTGGCAAGACCGATCCCGCTCTATGGATCTGAAATGATCCTTTCAAATCCAGAATATTCGATTGCGATTGTTGAAGGCGAGAAAACTGCAGACGCCGCACGGCAGTATCTGGCGCAGCATGGTTTCCTTGTTCTGACTTATCGGGGAGGCGGCGGCGCATCGTACAAATCAGATTGGCAATCGATCAAAGGCCGGTCTGTGCTGATCGTTCCAGACAACGACAAAGCAGGGATCACTGCGGCTGAAAAGATCAAAGCTATCCTCAGCGATGGGATTTGCAGTGACGTGCGAATCGCGAAACTTCCGCCAGGACTGCCGGACAAGTGGGATCTGGCAGACGATGTGCCAGACGATATTGGACTTGATGCGGTGATCGATTGCATTCTTGACCGGAATCAGATTGTTGAAGCTCCGCCAGCGAGGGAGCCGGAGAAGCAAGAGCCTTGTAGGTACAAGGCTATCGGATGGGATCGGAAGAGCTTCTATTTTCTGAATAGCGGCGGGCAGGTTTGCTCTTTCTCGGCATCAGGTTTGACGACTCCGGGGAATATTCTGAGCATCCAGCCGGAAAGAAATTACTGGCGCAAGATCGTATCAAAAGATGGAGATGTGTTTTCATCAACGAACTGCCACGAGATTGCCGAAAAACTAATCATTGCATGTCATGGGGCAGGCATTTTCGCGCCAGAAAAAATAAGGGGAGTTGGAGCTTGGGAGGATAACGGCAGAATTGTTTTCCATGCCGGGGATCAACTGAATGTCGATGGCGTTGATGTGATGTTGCATGAAATGCAATCAAGATACGTTTACGAGCGCTCGTATCCTCTCGCGTACACGCTCGAACAACCGCACATATCATTGCCGCAGAAATTCAGAAAGCTGTGCGAATCTCTAAGCTGGGAGTCGCCAATTTCCGGCTTGCTGTTCGCGGGATGGTGCATCCTTGCCCCGATGGCTGGCCTTCTCCCGTGGCGGCCTCACGTGTGGCTAACAGCTCCTCCAGGTGGAGGCAAGACGTGGGTTATCAATCACATTGCTAGGCCAGTTCTCGGACCGTTGCTTAAAATGGTCCAGGGAGCGACAACCGAGGCTGGATTGCGGCAGCTTCTAGGATCTGACGCAAGACCGATCCTCTTCGACGAAGCGGAAAGCGAAGATGATCGTGCAGCGCAAGTGATGCAGAATGTGCTCCAGCTTGTACGCCAATCATCTTCAGATGGCGGGAGCAAAATTGTGAAAGGTTCACAAGGTGGAACGGCTGTTGCGTATGAGTCGCGAGCGATGTACATGTTTTGCTCTATCGCCGTTGCTTTGCGCAATCGAGCCGACGTAGATCGGGTGACAGTGCTGGCTATGCGACACAACACGACGGAAGAGCGGGACAGGTTCAAGAGCGAGGTTATGCCGCTTGTCAAAGAATTGACAACAGAGCGCAACATGATGCTCTTGCGTAGCTTTGCCATTGTGAACGCAGCGAAAATCAGAAGCGCAACGAAGGTATTTTCTGAAGCCGTAGCTGAGCATTTGAAATCAGCGAGGCACGGCGATCAGCTTGGCGCACTGCTAGCAGGCGCCGCTATCCTCAGAGGGCAGGAGGTTGATATGGGAATGTATGAATCAGTTTTGGCATGGGTCAGGCGGCAGAACTGGAGCCGCCATGCAGACGATCCCAACGAGAGCGATGAGAAGAAATTGCTGGCGACGATTCAGCAAACGATCATTCGTGTGCGGAATGGCAAAGACCGGGACACAGAGTTTAACGTTGCACAACTCGTAAATATCGTTCAAGGCAGGGATATTGACAATGCTGGAGATATTACTCTGGCTGCGAACGCTGCAAGCGCACTGGCTTTGCGAGGTATAAAAGTTGCTGTCAGCAAAGGCGTGAAGGGCATTGCGGTCAGCAACAGCCACACAAAGATGAGGGAGATGCTGGCCGATACGGCGTGGGGATCGTCATGGCGTATCACTCTCGCACGATTGCCTGATGCTGTTGCAGATGTTTGCTTGAGTGTGGCCGGCGAAAAGGGTAAATTCACACTGATTCCAGAGAGAACGTGGGAAGGAATGGATTCGTAATGGCAACATGCAAGGGGTGTCCGATTATCGCCGAGTGCGATCCTATTGAGAATGAAGGGTGTTTTAAACATCCTAAAATGGCATCATCTATTGAGCGGTTCATTTTGTATACGGGGAACAGGGATAAATTGCTGCGATCTTTTTCGGCCAGGAGTGCTCAATACGGAGATGATGTTGTTGTTAGGGCATGCAAAAGGTGCGGGAATGTGAAATACAGCGCATCAGGAAAGTGCGTTATCTGCCAACGGCAGAATTATCTAAAGCGGCATCCAGAGGCAATTCCAAGAGAGGGGGCGGTTCATTTGATTTCTGATGTGCCATGCTCTAAATGTGGCGATGTACACAGATTTGCATCTGAGCCAAGGCGTTGCGTTGGATGCAAAAGGGAAAACGATAGATTGAGATCGCAAAGGAAGAGAAATGCAAACCAAATACAATCAGCTAATTGATACATGGAAAGCCGCTTTTAAGGATGCTGTTGCCTTGAGAAAACACAGCAAGCACACAAAGTTTAAAGTTGGCGCCTTTTTGATCGTTGATGATCCTGACTCTGAATTCATGTGTGGATACAACATGGCGCATCCATATCTATCTGTTGAAGATGAACCGTCCGTGCATGCTGAAATTGCGGCGATGATTAGTGCCGGGTCGGCCACGACAGGAGCCACGATTTTTATCACCCACCCGCCATGCCATCGCTGCTGCGTAGCAATGGCTACAATGAGAATCGGATGCATCGTCTTTCTTTCCGGCAGCGAGAAATTCATGACATCGCACGGAGAATCAAGCGTTAATGGCCTGCTTGTACTTGAGAAATGCGGCATCGATTGGCTGGAAGTGACAGATCATGGATTGGTTGAAGATTAACCATTGACAAGCATGAACCAGCGTGTATGATACGCAAATCTAGCGCACTGGTCGCAACGGCGGCCATTGGTTTCGTCATCCTACCTGGCGCTATGGCGGTGACAATGGGCGCTATCGGAGCCGAATCACAGACAATCTGTCACGGTGATTCATCGTTCAAAACGTGGCTTCCGCCGGTAAAAGTAACTGGCACAAAATTTAACAGACGGGGATTTGGCGAGGTGATCGTCAAAGTGTTATCGGACAGGCTACCCGTTGCCTGATTCTGAGCCGAATCACGGCGGGCACATCAGCGTGGAAAGCCGCTACGCGGTCTGTGATAATCTCTGCGAGAGCAGGAGGCTTGACTATCTGGAGAGACAGAGTGTGGTGAATGCGCAGGCTGATGCGCGAGATTTGCCTGCCTGGGAGCTTTAGGCGTTATGCGTTGGTGCAGATCCTACTGCGAGACTCAGGAATGCCGGAGATCAGCACCGGCCACATGACAGCCCGGAAAGACGGGAAGTTGGTAAAGTTTACTGGAAAATATCCAGTCGGTAATTCAAGATGAAAAATCCGGCAGGCAGACCCCGGACAGACCCTCAAGGGGAACTTTGCTTGAATGAACCGTGTGGTGGTTAGCCATGTCACACTACGCACGTGACACTTTGACAACTATACAGCCCGGAAAGACGGGCAAACAACAAACACCGCAAGCCTCTTAACAATGCTCAAATTGCAGGCATGAAAATCCAACATGCTTAACCTGATGACGATCAGGGATGGTGAGATACAAGTGGTTGCTTCCGCCGGTCAAGTAACCGGCAACACACTCAACAAGGATGGATTGGTATCATGGGAATCAGCAAGCAAGCACAGAAAAAGATTGATCATGGGTTCAAGAAAGAAGGCCCTCGTTGCGGTAATTGTTTCCATGTTGCATTCAATGTCCGCATTGATCCGTTTGGCTATCGTCACAAGAGCGATTTGCGGTGCATCGTCGGAGATTTCGCGACGAACACGAACGGATGGTGTAAGATGTACAGGCATGCTGCTATCGTAGGTGGAGAATGAAACAAGTACCGCAAGAAACAACGAAAAAGATCATCGATCTCTACCAGAAAGGCAAAGGTTTGCGCGATGTTGGTGTTTGCGTTGACCTCTCACCACAGATTGTTCGGAGAACATTGATTGATAATGGAATACAGATCAGGGATGCAGGCATCCCGGCAACATTTAATCGATCAATGAGTAGGCGAACAACAAAGGTATCAAAGCGTGGTTCCGGGACTCCACAACCGGCGGCCTAGAGAGTCGTTAGCCGTCTGACCGCATGTAGACGGCACCTCACAACACGATAAACGCATCGTTGCATGGCGATGCGGGAGCTAGCCGGAGAGCGCTCCACGCTGGTTTGATCATTTCCCAGCCATAGCCCCGGCATGATTGGCTGTGCTTGAACCTCCAAATCCTTGGCACGGTGACAATCTACTGAGATGGCAGTCGGCCATCATGCTCGTGGGAATCGAGCAGCCGCACCACAAACTAAATGGCATCGGATGGCGAGGGATCATGCCCCACGGGACACGAGTCGGGCACACACCCGGTAACGGTCGCGGAGCTAAAGCGGCAAACAGCCCGGCGAGGAGTGACTCGTCGGGTTTTCCTTTTTCAAAAATCGCAACGCCTACAATTTGGTGAAAAATCCACATGACAGCGATATCGAATGGCGGGCAGCAACCGTGTGACTCGACTCCTGGAACCGCCATTCGGCAGGGAGTGCAGCAGGACAGGATCCCGCTCGAACAGCTCAACGATCCGATCAAGGAGCACCAGCTCAAGGCATTCAAGGCCATGCTGCGCGAACTATGGACGCATCATGGCGCAAACCTCCAGGCGCACGGATGGACAAGGCGGGATCTATTCGGTTTTGAAAAATGGCCAAGTCGTTTGATCGACCTGGCCGGTGTGGCACACATGCTCTTAGACGGCGGATGGATCAAAGAGATCCGGTTTGAGTGCGTCGTGATTCGCTATTTCTGGCAGGATATCGTCAAAATTCGTGGATCTGTCCTGCTTTCCGGTGACTGTGCTGATGCGTATCTTGCGGCTCTACTATGATTCTGACGCAATCTCAGGATGCGAGGAATCGACCATCCCCTTGATCCACTTAAGCCACTTGATTGCTTGCTGGTAGTTCGTCATCCGTCGCAGCATGATCACGCGCCCGCCAGCCATGATCTGCACTATCGGCACATAGCAAGGCAATTCGCGGCAGAAAAGGCCAAGTTCCGCCGCCATCGTCTTGGCCTTGTAGCATGAGGTCCCATCCCTGGGACCGGTTTTTCCGTCACTTTTTATCATCACGACTTTCCTTTGTGCGCAACGCCTACAACTAGTTGCAAATGAATCGCGTCACCGCCACAATCTGGACATCTAAAAGCTGCGCAGCCAGCGATCCTCGCGCCGGATAGCGATGCGCAAGGCAAGATTGCGCCGGGCGGCGTTGCGCAGCGCGCACTGGCCCCACGTATTGAGATTGCGATACTGCCAATTGCGTCCCTCCACACAGCCGCGTGGGTGTAGGCGCGCCAAGCCAATTTTGCCAGGCGTGACGCTGGTCAATCCGAAGCCATTGATTTTGCCGATTTCTTTCATTTCTCTTCCTTTTCTGTTGTTCCCGCCGCACCATTGCTGCGTTGGATATAATCTACCGCTTCCCAGTTGGTAAGTCAAACAAAAAAATGCACCCTGTGAAATTTTTTTCATCCTCTTGATTTTGTTAGCATTTGCAAGATTCAACGCTCCAGATGCGATCTCCTCTGCTTCAATGCGCGAAAATTCCTCTTGCGCAGCATGCTGCATGATATTATGATAGAAAAATCAACTACTTGCAGCGCTTCCAGGTGAACCAAAATGAACGGAAACGGAACTAAAAGTGATAAAAAGGTGAACGTGTTTCGCAACGATTTCAACAGCTTAACCCTTTCTTCACCGAAAAACGCAAACAACAGCCTTGGGCGCACACGTGAGGGGCGGGCGGGCGCACATGCATATGCCCGCCAGCCCGCCAGCCGCACGTATACGCGATGCTATCATTATCGGATTTCGGTGAACTATGACCTAAACACTTGAAAATGCTAACAAAACACTTCACCTACGCTTCACCTGCACTTCACTTTTCGTTCACCTCACCTCACCAATCGCGCGCGCAGGCGCCTCTTTATTAATATATTTATAAATTTAAATATATATTTATTTAACACACCCCGCGTTACTTAGACCGGCGCGATCTATGTGCTACACGCGTTACAAAAACTGTGCCAACTATTCAAAAAACACACATCGATTTGCGACGATTCTAAGGCCATTTTCAGGCGATTTCACTGCTTCCGCTACATCGATATTCCTAGGCCAGAAAAATGCGGCAGAAAAGCGCACAGACGGCAAGAAATCGATTTCTGACTAGGCTGGAGAGTGCGGATTGCAATGCTCTGTGGATGGCAGGTAATCCGCACACATCGAGATCAACCGTCTTGTCAGACACTAATCAACTAATCGGTTGAATACTTTTTTGTTGACTGATCGGTCAAGAATTGCAATTATTGATCAAATGTTTACGGTTTAGGAGAGGTAAAGTATTGAAATGACTGCCAGACAATCACTTACCAAAAAGACGCGCATAGGCCGACCGAGAACTCCAGAGGCTATTGCTGCGCGCTATAAAATCTTTTTCGAGATGCTGGCGCAACACGGATCTCCGACGCATGCATGTCGCGCTGTTGGCTTGAGCCGGACGACAGTCTACGATTTGCAGAAGGCAAATCCTGATTTTGCTGCGAGATGGGCAGATGCGATGGAGGAATACATCGATGTGCTGAAGCGCGAGGCGCACCGGCGGGCAGTCGAAGGAGTTGTAGAGCCGGTCTATCAGCAAAAAGAGCTTGTCGGCACGATCACGAGGTACAGCGATCATCTTTTGCTTGCACAGCTCAGAGCAAAATCTCCAGAATACCGAAATTCTCAACCGACGCAAGTTGTAGCAGTGCAACAACGGAAAGAATCCGATCCAATCAAATTAGCGCGCAAGATTGCTTTCGCGCTGGCCATCGCAAAAAAGAGTGAGGAGCAAAAGCAATGACGCAAGTTTTGAGCGCATTTTGTAGTATTGACGGCCAGACCGGCCTTGACACGAACGGCGATCTTTTGACACCGCGTGGCGTGATCGTCGGGACGCATGGCAAGCAGTTCACACTGCCAAGTCCGCAACATGTTGTTGTCACTGATGATTTTATTGGTCCTACGCTGAACAGCAATATCTGGTCTTACGTCGAAACAGACACCGATGGCACCGGCGCAAACCTCGCTGGAGGCATTGGCGGCGTGCTGCGCCTTACAACCGGGAATGACGATGGCAATGCTGTTGTGCTGCCGGATCTTGTCGGCGTTACCTCCGCTTTGCAGTGGCAGGCGAGCAATGGCGGGCTGACTTTCCAGACTCGCATCAAAATCAGCCGCATCACATTGGCCTATATTTTCGTTGGTTTTACCGACCTTGTGACTGTCGAAGCCCCGGTCATCGCCAGCGGCACGGCGGACGGTATCACTACAAATGCCAGCGATGCCGTTGGTTTTATGTTCGACACTGGCAGCACGTCGGATACCTGGTTTTTGGTCGGTGTGGCAGGCAATACCGACGCGACAAAGCAGGTTATCACCTCTGCGCCTGTTGCCGATGATTATGTCACGTTGCGCATCGAAGTAACTGCGGCTGGTGCGGCGACATTCTACATCAACGGATCGCAGGTTGGCAGTCAAATGTCCGGCGCTGTGACTGCCGGGACCGACCTGACTCCGTGCGTTTACGCCAGCAACACGGATGGCACATCGGCGCTGACTCTGGATGTTGATTATATCCATGTCAGCATGGATCGTGCCGCCGACGGAGACGCCACTTAATGTCTTTGCTGGATGAAATCTTGAGCCTTTTCGGTGGCTTCTCTTCTGAAGAGCAGGAAGCCATCGAGGAGGATCTTGATTCATTGCTCGGAGATTTGTGGATTCCACAAGAAGGCCCGCAAACCGCCGCCTTGCTGTCTGATGCCGATGAGTTGTTTTTTGGCGGTGCGGCAGGTGGTGGCAAAACTGATCTGATGATCGGATGCGCTCTATTGTACCACAATAGATCGTTGTTACTGCGCCGCACAAACTCGGAATCTCGAGGCGTTCGGGATCGGCTCTTTGAAATACTTGGCAACAAAGATGGCTGGAACGGGCAGGACTCGCAACTGAAGAGGCCCGGACTGAACATCGAGATCGGCGGTTGTCAGCTCGAGGACGACAAACAAAAGTATAAAGGCGTTCCGCGTGATTTCTATGGCTTTGATGAGATTTCTGATTTCACGCGAACGCAATACGAATTCATTATTGGCTGGAATAGATCCGCTTCTGGCCGCCGTTGCCGAGTAATCGTAACCGGGAATCCACCAACGACTGTAGAGGGGATTTGGGTAATTCAGCGTTGGGCGGCTTGGCTTGATCCAGAGCACCCCAAGCCAGCAAAGCCTGGAGAACTACGGTGGTACACAACGGGCGAAGATGGCAAAGAGCAGGAGGTTGATGGCCCTGGCCCGCACATGATAGGCGGCGAGACGATCCGTGCGAAATCGCGCACTTTCATCCCGGCCAAACTGGCCGACAACGCTTATCTGCGCGATACGAATTATGCGGCGACTCTTGCTGCGCTCCCGGAGCCGTATCGGTCTGCTTATCGTGATGGGAATTTCCAGATTGCGATGCAACCTGATGCGGTGCAGGTGATCCCGACTCTATGGATCAGGATGGCGCAGCACAGATGGACAAGCAGGCCTCCAGACGGGGTGCCGATGTGCGCAATCGGAGTTGATGTGGCCCAAGGCGGGAAAGACAAGACAGTGCTGGCAATCCGGCACGATGGCTGGTTCGACCGTCTACGCGATAAGCCGGGTACGGAAACGCCAAGCGGATCTGAGGTTGCCGGGTTCGTTTTTGGGTTTCGGCGCGACGATTGCCCGGTAATTGTCGATGTCGGCGGCGGGTATGGATCTGCGGCTGTGATGCAGCTTGAGGCCAACAACGTCATTGTTCATCGTTATCTTGGCAGCAAAGCGGCGCAGACTCGCACGAAAGACCGAGGTTTGCAGTTCGCGAACGTGCGGACAGAAAGCTACTGGCGATTTCGCGAGGCGCTTGACCCCGAACAGCCGGGAGGATCATCGATTGCTTTGCCCGATGATCCAGAGCTGGTTGCCGATCTCGTTGCGCCAAGGTATTTCCTTAGGCCGAACGGCCGGGTGCAGATCACGCCGAAAGAGGATCTCGTTGAAAAGATTGGAAGATCACCAGATAAAGGCGATGCGGTGATAATGGCTTGGTGGCAAGGTACGAAAATGGCGCATCTTGCAGGCGGAAAATGGGATAATCGCAGGAACATCAAAGTGATAACGAGGAAATAGATATGGGCGGATTGTTTGGTGGATCTCCAAAAGCTCCTGAGCCTCCCAAGGCCACGCCGATGGCCGATGAACAAGTGATCAAAAAGAAGCGCCAGAGCGCGATGCTGCAGGAGATGCAACGCGGTGGACGGGCATCAACGATTATGAGCCGGGCTGTTGACATGGCTGGAACATCGCAAACCCTAGGCGGATGATATGAATATCAACGGCTTATGCAAGCATATCGATAGTCAATTCGCTGCTGCTCGAGCGCATCACGAACTGATGCAGGATATTGCAGATTTGTGCTATCCAGAGAGGGGATATTTCACGCGCACGATTTCCGCAGGCTCTGATTTTGCGGCTGGGATTGTAGATTCTGATGCGCAACTTGCCCGACAGGATCTGGGAAATGCAATCGGAACTATGCTGCGCCAGCCGGGAAGGAAATGGTTCTCTCTCAAAGTGCGTGGCCATGACGATGATCAGCTTGTAAAACAGTGGTGCGAGCGTGTGACCGGCATCATGCTCTCAATGATGAGGGATTCTGAGTCTGGCTTTACGCGGGCGACGCAAGATGCCGATCATGATTATGCGGCGTTCGGCGCTGCGTGTATCGAAATATCGTTTGATCCTGCGCGTACCCGATTGATCTTCCGAAACTGGCACTTGTCGAGCATGGCATGGAGCGAAGGCGATGACGGTCAAATCAACGCTTGGTATCGGCGCTGGAAGACGTCTCCTATCATCGCGCAGGAGTTTTTCAAGGTCGGTCTGCATCCGCAAATGACTGAGATGATCGACAAAGATCCCGACAAGGAAGTGATCATTCATCACGTGATCATGCCATCAGATCGCTGGCACAAGATCTACGGCGGAAAAAAGTACAAAGCAAGCCGGGTATCGGTCTATATCGATGTTGAGCGCAAGCACGTCATCAAAGTGGCGGCGACAAACAATCAATATGTTGTGCCTCGCTGGTCTCTGGCGCTTGGCCATCAATATGCCGTCTCCCCGGCGGCGACAACGGCGCTTGCTGATGTGCGCACGCAACAGGAGATTGTCCGTTCTTTGCTTGAGGCAACCGAGAAAGAACTGAATCCCCCGATGGTTGGCCGTGTTGACGCATTCAAAGGCAATATCGAAGGCTATGCCGGTGGCGTGACACCGGTTGATTTGTCTTTCGACGAAGCCAACGGACCATCGATTGCCAGACTGTATGGCGATGTTCCGTTGAATATCCCGGTCGGTTTGGAGATGCTGCAATACTATGCGGAGAAAATACACAGATGTTTTATGCTGAATAAGCTGGCCATGCCGAGCGCGACAGAAGCCAAGGCAATGACTGCATACGAAGTCGGCCAGCGAGTTCAGGAGTATATCCGGGGTGCATTGCCGATTTTCGGACCTATGGAAGATGAATACAACGGTAAGATCTGCCATGCTGTGCTCGATTTGATCCTGCAATATGCGCCTGATATTGTGCAAGATATGCCATCGTCAATTGCTGGCGGCGGCGTGCAGTTCACGTTCTCATCACCGTTGCACGATGCGATTGATGCGGTGCTGAAAGGTCAGTTCTTGGAGGCATTTGGCATCCTGGCGCAGGTGGTACAAGTCGAGCCTAATGCGGTGAGAATGCTTGATATTCCTGTCGCGCTGCGCGATACGCTGAATGCGACAGTACCCAGCAAATGGGTGGTATCCGATCAGGATTACAAAGAGGCTGTCGCTGCCGAACAACAGAAGTTGCAGGCAATGCAATCGCTGGCAGGGATGCAACAAGCGGCTGACGTGGCGAAAACAATCAGCGAAGCGCAACCGGCACTGAAAGGGGCAGGTTTCTGATGACGATTGAATCGAAAGTGTATCAACTACCGGCGGCGAAGCACGATGCATTTCGCTATGAGAAAGAGCATGTTTTTGCTGTGCAATCAATAGCTGAAGGTAGGGCAACGCCGGATCAACAGAGGTCGTTCATGGATTGGCTTGTGCGTGATGCTTGCTTGCACTCTCATATCGCATTCAATCCGGGCAATGAGCGGGCAACGGCGTTTGTTCAAGGGCGACAATTTGTTGGCACAGTCATGCTTGAACTGATCAACAACAACGGTATGCGAAAGGTATTTGATGATGGAAAGTGAGCCGAATGGGGAAAGTACTGGAACTGTTGCGGAAGTGCCGCCTGAACAACCGGCGGCAACAACCGCTCCGGCAGAGCAACCGCCACAGCAAGATCAACCGGCGGCAACCGACTGGCGTAAGGAACTGGCCGGGGACAATCAAGAGATCTCCAAACTGTTGGAGCGATACAAGACTCCAACCGATGCCGCAAAAGCTCATCTTGAGGCAGTCAAAAAGATTCGCATCGGCAACAAAGCCGCTCCCCCTCCGGGACCAGAAGCAAGCGCAGAAGACCTGGCAAAATGGCGCGCTGATGCGGGAATCCCTGCTGATCCAACTGGGTATGATCTGGAACTGGGCAATGGGCTGGTTATCGGGGAGGCGGATAAACCGGTTGTTGATGATTGGCTGAAGTACGCGCACAAGAACAATATGAAGCCTGCAGACGTGAAGGCGGCGGTTGCCTACATGATCGAGCGCCAAGGGCAGACTATGGCGGCCATGAAGGCGGAGACTGACAAGGCATCTGTTGAGGCAATCAACCGGCTGAAGTCAGAATACGGTGACGCTGGATTCAACGAGATGCTGGAAGTCCGAAAGGTCTTCATGGAATCCCTGCCGGATTCTGTCCGCACATCGCTGGAACATGCCGTATTGCCGAACGGGATGCCTATCGGGGCAGACTATGATGTGTTTTTATGGTTGCATGATCAGGCGATTTCGAGCGGATACAACGATAAGATCGCACCGAAAGGAGGATCTGGTGTACAATCGATCAGTGATCAACTGATGGAACTGAACAAGAAGTTTGCCGGTATGCCGAACGGCTCGGAAAAGAACGCCGTGTGGAAGAAAATTGAAACACTTCAGCAACAGAAGATTGCGCGCCAAGGAGTTGTCAAGCGATGATTTCACCCACGTCAACATTCACGGCGCTCGGTCCGACGGTAGCGCTTGCTGTCACAGCCACAAGCCAGACGGTAGATCCAGGCTCGTCATGGTACGAGGGCACAGGCTCTGCTGTTCGAGTCGTCAACGATGGCACGCAGACGGTGCATCTTGAGTTTGGCAAGTCTGGCACGACACCGACAGCAACGGTTGCTGTCTCTGGCGGCGCCGCAGGATCGATGCCAATCAAAGCGGGAATGACTGAGACTTTCGGCTTTCCGCCTGGTGGTGTTCTTGCGGCGATTGCGGCCAGCACCGGATCAACAATCTACGTGACTCCGGGCGAGGGGGTGTAACATGAGCGTTCGAGGCATGTCTTCAAGTGGCGGTGGCGTGACGGATCACGGCGCTTTGACCGGGCTGGCTGACAACGATCATCCGCAATATGGTATCCAGAATGGATATGTCGATATGTCAAACATATCGCTGGCATTCGACACAGGAACCAGGGTGTTGACAATTACGGCGGCAGCTGGAACGATTGATTTCTACGCTGGTGGCGTGTTGTATCAAAAAACATCACCGCAAACTTTCCAGATCCCGAACACAACTGCGTTGCATCACATCTACTGGGATACTGCCGGGAGTCTGACAAGCACAACGACATTCTCTGCTGCAATCATCAGTACTTACGCATACACGGCAAATGTTTACTGGAACGCGACGACTGGAGCTGCGGTTGTTGTTGGCCGGGAAACTCATGGCCGGGAGATGGATGCGGCAACGCACTCCTATCTGCACAACGTTTTTGGGTCACAATATGTTAGTGGTCTTGGTCTGGTGATGAATCAATCCAGCGGCGTGCTGATTGGAAACGGAGCCAACAACGCATCGGCGCGAATGTACTCATCGGGATCTGGGGAAATTCGGGATGAAGATATTACGCTGACAATCGGAGCGAATACGAACCCTGTTACGTTGCCCGTGCTCTATCGTAGTGGCGCTTCTGGTCCGTGGGTTTCGAC